GCGACCTTTGGGGCATGGGGTGCCGCGTCCGAGCTTGGTGGTGTGGCCGGTGTATCCAACATTGATGCTCGGCTGTGCCGCATTGCCGCCTACTCACACGTGCTGACCGACGAGGAGATGGCACTGGTCGAGACCGCAATCAAGGCCGGGAGCGGGCTGTGATGAAGTACACCATCGGCACCAAGACCCACTGCGAAGCCGTGCAGGCCGCCGCAGACAAGTTGCTCGGCTACCCGCGGACCGTTAAGGCTCCCAAGCCAAAGCCGGCGACCAAGAAGCTACAGGCGGACGCCTTCCTGCTCACCGGGCAAGAGGAGTTCGAGCCGCGCAAGGGGCCTGACGTGACGATGGCGACCTACGCGGAAGTGCGGAGGCACCCGAAGCGCGAGGAGTACGCCTACCCGATCACCGCTGACATCGAGAAGGCGAGCACCGCTAGTCTCGGCGCCGGCGACAAGCAGGCGATCGACGACGCCAAGGCTTCGGCCGTCACGCTCTCGGAGGACTGGGAGTCGGACGCCGAGTCCCTTGGTGCCAAGAAGGCGGCCAAGCTCGTTCTCCAATGACCCGCTGGCTCCCCGCCCTCGCTCTGCTCGCCGCCTGCGCCCAGCCCGCCGCCCCGTGCGTCCAGGTGGGTCTCGCGGAGCAAGCTTTCGGCGACGCCCTCCAGTCGTTGTCGCTGGTCTGCCCCGAGTGCAAGACCCCGCAGCTGCTCCCCTCTGAGGCGGTCGACCCCGCCTGTGTGTTCTTCATCGGGCCACGTATCCGCGTCGTCTACAACCGCCCCGAGCTGGAGCGCATCGCCAGCCGTTACGGCTACCCGGCCATCGTCGGCATCTTCGGCCACGAGCTCGGCCACCTCATCGACCACCACGGCGGCAAGCGCACCGACGAGCTGAGCGCCGACATGTGGGCCGGCTGCACGCTCGGCATCGCTGGGCTGCCCGTCTCGCCCCTGGGTGCCTACCTCGACGACGAGGGCACCAAGGTGGACGGGACACACCCGGCCCCGCCCAAGCGCAAGGACGCCATCGCCGACGGCGCCGAGGCCTGTAGCCAAATCTGGGACGACTGACCCGACGGGAGACACCATGACCAAGCTCTGTGCCATCTGCGGCGCCAAGTGTGACGCCGACGCGACCTACTGCCCCATCTGCGGCGAGGCGTCGTGGGCGCCCGGGACTGCGAAGGCCAAGCCGGCGCCCAAGCCCGTGGCGAAGGCCGAGCCCCGACCGTGGACCTACCAGCACCCGCTGGCCAAGGCGCTCGCCGACGCTCGGGAGGCAGACGAGCTGCCACCCACCAAGCCAGCACTCGAGCGCAAGGCCCGCCGCAGCCGCCGCACCACCAAGAAGGACTGACCCATGGCCGCTGGATACTTCAACCGCTCCCTGGACGTTCCGGCATCGGGCAACGGCGACGCCCTCCCCTTGGAGCAGATTGCCGACAAGTGGCTCCACATCTTCGGCACCTGGAACAGCGCCGTGCTCAAGCTCCAGATCACCGTGGACGGCACCAACTGGTTCGACCACTCGGCCATGACCGCCCTGTCCGCCGACAGCTTCGAGGAGCTCCAGCAGGCGGTGAAGCAGGTCCGGCTTGTCGTGGTCAGCGGCTCGGGCCACAGCCTGACCGCGCTGGTCCGCGGCTTCGACCTGAGCAAGAGCTGATGTCCGACTCCGCCGACCCCTACGCCTTCGACCTGGACGACCTCGAGGACGCTGGCGGACTGTTCGCGGCAGCTCGACGGCGCGCCGCAGGCCAACCGGATCTGCCGCAGGTCCAGGACGAGCCGTCACCCCAACCCCAGACCACGGCCAAGCCGAAGGCCCCGCCCCCCAAACCCTTCCCCACCGACGAGCCGGCCAACCTGGCGGCCGTCATCAAGTGGGCTCGTGCCCGCCTCAAGGTGGTGGAGCGCGAGATCAAAACCCGCAAAGCGCTCGAAAAGGAGCGCGACCAGATCAAGCGGCTACTCGACGCCGCCAAGGACAAGCCCGCCGCCAAGGTGCGACGCATCCCGCAGGCCGGCTGACCCCCAAGGAGAACGTGATCCATGGCTGAAATCGACGGAACCATTCGCGGCGTCACCCTCGTCCACGCACCCTTCGCCGGCGCCGGCACCGTCAGTGCCCGCGACGCTCGCGAGGTCTGGCTGCTGACGGCCGACTTCGCTGCCTACACCGCGTCCAGCGACACCGCTGCGATCGAGGACGTGGGCGCCACCATCTCGGCCCGCTGCCGCGACGGCAAGACCCGGACCGTGGAATGGGCTGCCCCCGCCTTCGGCGGCCAGGACAGCACCCCGCAGGCGGTCTACATGCTCGGCGCTTCGATCGACGCGCTCGCCGTCTCCACCGACAAGGTGACCGGCGAGCTCACCGACAACGACGGCACCGAGGTGGACACCAGCGGCGTCACCCACGGCGTCGGCGTGCTCGTGTCCGTGACCGTGTCCTGAGCGACGGCGCCATGACGCCCAGCATCAAGCCATTCGAGGGCCACCTGGCCCTCCAGTTCTTGGAGCCCGAGCCCCAGAAGGCCCAGGGCTCCGAGGACCCCAGCGGGGCGGTCAGCCCCCCGGACGACAGTGACGCGGCCACCCTGGCCCTGGTCGTCGCCGTCGGCCCCAAGTCGCCCTGCAAGGTCGGCGACACGGTGTTTGTCAAGGCCTACGCCCGCCACAGCGGAACCAAGCTCGACGACACCACGCGCATCGTGGACACCTACGTGCTGGTGGCCAAGGTCACCGAGTCGTAGCCCACGCTCCAGCGCCCCGAGGCCTGCGCTGAATCGGCCTCGCACATAGCCCTCTCACGCCCGACGGGGCGGCAAACAAAACGGTCTGGAGGGACCACATGAGCGACGGAAACGACGACGCGAAGGGCACCACTACGCCCAGCACCACCAGCAACGACCAAGGCGCCGGCACGGACGGTGGGCAGCCGCCCGCCACACCGCCGGCGCAACCAGCTGCCACGCCGGCAGCGGCCCCAGCACCTCCCCAGGGCGATCCGCAGAACCCCCCGTGGCTCAAGGACCGGCTCGACCGGGCCAAGCAGAGCGCCAAGGCGGAGGTGTTCAGCGAGATCGGCATGACCGCCGAGCAGATCGCCGAGCTGAAGACGGCTCACGAGGCCAAGCTCGAGGCCGAGAAGACCGCCGAGCAGAAGGCGGCCGACGCCAAGGCCGAGGCCGACAAGCTCCAGAAGGAGAACGCGGCCCTCTCCGAGACCATCGCGCAGCGGTGCAAGATCGAGATGGCCACACTCACCGAGCCGCAGCGCGCCGCCGTGTGCGCAATCGCCGGTGACGACGACGCCGCGGCCCAGCTCCGCACCATCGACGCGCTCCGTCCCACCTGGGGCGAGGCGCAACCCGCTGCCACCGGGCAGCAACAACAGGGCGCCGAGGACGCAGCCAACGCGGGCACCCAGCCCGCCGCAGCGACGCCTCCCGCTCAACCACCCACCACTCCGCAACAGCCGGCGACGACCACGCCGCCGCGCTCTGCTCCAACCGACGCTGACACGTCGCCGCCCGATCACAAGGCGGTCTACGCGCAGCTCCGCAAAGAAAACCCCGTGAAGGCGGCTCACTACCTGAACGCCCACGGGGCAGACATCTACCCGGACGCATAGCGCCCCCAACGGCGCCCTGCGGTTCGGGTCGAGAAAAGGAAAGCAGCAATGCCCATCTCTCGCGAAGAACTGCCCGAGGAATTCTTCGACATCACCTCGGCTCAGCTTCTGGTCCAGCCCGAACCGCAGTATTTCTACGCCAGCCTGTTCCTGCAGGCGCTCGCCATCGAGCTCGGCGTGCCCGACTCGCTCGGCTGGCGCCCCGTCGGTGGCCAAGGCGCCGACTACGCCAGCGCAGAGTCCGGTCGGCTGATGCTGAACGGCACCAACCTGCCCAGCGAACTGTTCGCCGCGAAGGCGAACTTCAAGGGCGGCCCCGGCCACACCCTGCGATTCAACCGGCCGCGGTTCACCAACTCGACCTACACCGAGGCGGCTCGGCAGATCGGCACCAACCAGACGATCTCCACCGTGCCGATCACGGCGGGCTCCGAGCAGGTGAAGCTCACCATCAAGCGGCTGGGTGGTCCCTACGACTCCACCAACAGCCGCGTGGCGCCCTACGCCCTGGACGCCTTCGACGCCACGATGGGCGTGCACAACCTCGCCAAGTTCGTCGGCACCCACCTCAAGCGCGACTTCCACCGGCTGATCGACGCCCTGATGGTGCTGCTCGCCGACAACGCTTCGGCCACCACCTACCCCGAGGGCATGAGCGCCGACAACGACGCGACCGCGGCCGGCATGTTCCCGCTCACCTACGAGCAGATGAGCCGCTGCGCCAAGCAGATGGACGAGGCCGACCTGCCCACCCTGGGCGACGGCCGGCGCATCTTCGTCGCCACCCCCACGGGCAAGAAGCAGCTCAAGGATGACCCGCAGTTCGCGGCCTACGCGGAAGGTCACAAGGAGACCAACCCGCTGTTCCCGAGCTACTTCGGCAGCACGCCGGAGTTCCACTGCTTCCAGTCCAACACGCTCACCAAGACGGCCAACAGCTCGTCGGTGGACATTCACAAGGGCCACGCCATCTCGCCCGGCGTCTTCATGGGCGGCATCGGCCGGGCCCCGTCGGTACGCGCAGCGTCCGATGACAACTACGGCGAGACCGCAAAGGTGATCTGGCTGGCAGACCTGGCCCTCGGCCTGGCTGACAACCGGTTCGTCCGCTCGGTCCGCTACTCGGAGGACGCATAGCCATGGGCCTCAAGCGATGGACCTCGCTCGACGGCGGTTCCGGCAACTTCAACACCGACGCTGCCGGGACCGTCAAGGGGGGCACCGCCCTCCAGACCAACCTCGTCGCCAAGGGCTCGCTCTCGTGCCTGTTCGTGGTCGACGCGGAAACCAACACCCTCACCCTCGAGCACAAGTGGCAGGTGTCCAACGACAACTCCACCTGGTACGACTTCCCGCCCGAGAACAACGCGGCGGTGGTCGTGCTCGCGACCGGTACCGCTGGTGCTGACGCCGCGGTGAGCAAGGCGATTGCCGCCCCGCGCGGCATCGAGGGCTGGAAGTACGTCCGCGCATGCGTGGTCAACGGGGTTACGACCGGCAACACCGCCGACACCTACGCGATGACGTACCGCTACCTCAAGTACTCGGCCTTCGACAAGGGCTGAGGCTGAGGGATCGGCCACATCATCCACCACAAGCGGTAGGCGATGGCACTCACGACTTCAGAGGTTCAGCGGATCAAGGCGGAGCTGGGGTACCACCTCCTCACCGTCTCCGCTGAGCCAATGATCGGCTACTACGCCACCTTCGAGCAGGTGATCCAGCCGTACCTTCAGGCCGGCGCCTCCACGACGGTGACGCTCACCACGGCCATCGCCGCCGCGACCACCCCAACCCCGCAGACCCTCCCGCTGGCGAGCGCCACCGGCTTCTCGGCGTTCGATCGCGTCGTCATCGACGTGGACGATCGGCAGGAAGTGGCGACCATCCAGCTGCTCGACGGCACCGACATGACGGTGCTGCTGAGCAAGGCCCACTCCGGGACCTTCCCGGTCATGGTCGAGGGCGGCGAGGCCTTCATCCGTCAGATCCTCCACCGGCTCGACAGCATCGCCGTCGAGCTCGGCGAGGGCGCTACGGGCGCGGCCGGCGTCAAGCGGGTGGACGAGATCACGTTCCACGACTCACGGGGCGGCAGCCGGCTTGCCAGCCTCGAGGACGTCCAAGCGCACTGGCGGGACAAGCTCGCCGCGGCACTCGGTGTCGAGAACCTGTGGAACCAGCACCAGGCTTCGGGCGCCTCTGTGGCGCTCTGGTAGGCGATGAGCTTCCGCGACTCGCTGCGCCGCGTAGCCAACTCGGTGCGCGCCATCCCCAACAGCTTCGGCGTGCGCCCCTACACCGTCGCCGTGGTCACCACGGCCAGCGCCGGGGACAACCCTGGCGACGGCACCGAGACCGAGACGACGACGGCGATCACCGAGGCCGGCGGTGCTCCACCCAAGGTCCGGTGGCTCAGCTCGGAGGAGCTGGCCGTCGGCGGATACGAGGCCGGCACCGTGGAGATCGGCCCCGTGACCCCGGACTTCCCGGGGGGCGGGACGCTGCTGTCCACGCTGGCCCCAGACCCGGCGGTCAACACGTCGGTGCGCGTGGTGCTCACCGGCCCGCGGTTCCCCTCCGGGGCGAGCTTCACGATCGCCGAGGTCAAGCACGGCCGCGGCTACAACTATCGGCTGATCTGCAAGCGGAGCAGCTGAATCGGGAGACAACATGCAACGAGCGATCTGGTACCTCAAGCAGCTGGTCCCGCTCACCTACCGCAGCCGCTACAGCGACGCGCGGGGCAAGCACCTGTGCGTGTGGCGGATGTGGATGGGACGGTGCTTCGACGTCGATGACGTCGTGATCGCCTGACCGAGACATCCCCTCGGGTACGTCCTGGGGGAGCCGGTTGGCCACGGTCACCGGCACATAGCGGTGTGGGGCAGAGGAGTGCCCGCCTGGTTCATGCCCAGGAGGCCGCAGGTTCGAATCCTGTCACCGCAACCAAGGGGAAAGCCCGGGTTCAAGTCCCGGGGGCGACACCCCCGCTGTGCACAAGCGGACGCCGTCTCGTCTAGCTGGACAGGACGCCCCCCACATCTCAGTCAGCGCATCCGGTAGGTGCGGGGTGGGTCAAAAGCCCACCAGGGGCAGGTTCGACTCCTGCGGCTGGGACCACCTTTGGTCGAGGCTCCGGTAGCTACCCCACCGCTCGTTGCCTCCCAACGCGCCACGCCGGCAGGCGATAGGGTTCCCCGCACCCAGCCGGCATTCTCCCCATGGCCGATAACGACTACCTGTACCAGCGGCTCGGCGACGTCCCCTTCCCAGTCTTCGACAGGGACGTGGCGGACGCGCCCAACGCCGAGCTGTACACGGTCTGTGACCCGGCCACGGATCTGTTGCTCGCGCTGTTCAAGGCGGCGATCAACCACGAGCTGGCTCACCACCAGACCAGCCCGGCCACCGACTCGGCTTGGTACAAGGCCCGTGTGGGCACGTCGCTGTCGGCGGCCATGCCCGTCGCCGACACGCTGTACCAACAGCCCACCAAGCAGGTGATGCGCGCCGCCAAGTGGGGCTTCCCACTGCTGTGCATCTACCGCGTCGAGGCCGTGGACGACCAGGCCACGCTCTACAAGGAGCGCACGGTGTGGACCTGGGGCGTCGACTACATCATGGGCGAGCTCACCATCGAGGACCAGCGCAAGCTGGGCGCGGCCCTGGTCTACGTCCACCACCTGCTCCACCGCGTGATCGAGCAGCAGGGCCACCCCGCCTACCAGAGCGGCGCCGTGCAGTTCGGCACGGGCAAGGGCGGCTTCGACTCCATCCGGCTCACCAAGGCCCAGCTCGGCGCCGCCGAGTTCGGCGAGCAAGGCGAGGGGCTGATCATGCACGCCCTCCACCTCGACCTCGAAACCGTCGAGACGGCCGACCCCACCGCCGAGGACGCCCCGCTGGCCGGCATGAGCTTGTCGCTCGGCCTGGGCGGCGGCGAGGGCACCATCCCCGACGCGCTCCAGCTCGAGACCGAGCACCCGGGCGAGAAGCTCGACAGCTTGGATCCGCCAACGTCGTGATCACCAACCTCGGGGCCATTCGCCGCGCCCACGCCCAGCTGATCCGCGACACCAAGGCGGCGACGCTGAAGGCCTCGATCGGGGCGGCCAACCACGGCATCCGCTGGTCGCGCAGCTACGCCGGATACTCCCACCGGACGGGCACGCTCAAGCGCGCCACCCGGAAGCGGATCGTGCGGCTCAAGAGCGGCGCCCGGGTGATCCTTCAGAACACCGCGAAGCACGCTCACTTCATCGAGCACGGCACGCGGCCCCACTGGATCTACCCGCGCCGCCCCGGTGGCCGGCTGGTGTTCTGGTGGGACAAGACCGGCCGGGTGATGCACCTGCGCCGCGTCTGGCACCCCGGGACAAGGCCCTACCGGTTCTTGCACAACGCGACTTACCAGGCCTCGCTCCGGTTCGGCACGCTCATCGCGCCCGAACTAGCGAAGGCCGCTGCACGATTCTAGCTCGGAGGCAACGGAATCATGGCCCGACTGCGCTTCTACGCCCGCGACGCCCAGCTTGTGGCGGTCCCCAATCAGATCCCCTTGGTGGGCACGGCCCGCCAATACGTGGGGCGCGACTTCCGGCCTGCCGCCAACGGCAAGCCCGCCGGCTACCCGGCGACCAAAGAACCGCAGGCCTTCAACTCCGACACGCCCGCCGGCCAGCTGCTCATCGACGAGGTGCGCAGGAGTCGCCGACAGGGCTCGCAGTCGCTCTGGTGCGCCGACGAGGCTACCGCGGCGGCGTGTGAGGTCCCGTTTGTAGCGGTCGCTTTCGAGGGCGGCCAGTGGCGCCAGACGGCCACGGCGCAGCCATCCACCGACGACGCCGGCAACGACAAGCCGGGGCGCTCGCGGAAGTCCGCCGGGCGCAAGTAGTCCTCCCATCTGCCGACGAGCCCTCGCCGTCGGCCCATTCCGCGCCGCAGCCGCTCGAGGTGGCTAGCAGGCGCCTCCGCAGGAGAATCCCATGGCAGAGATTCCGATCCTCGGCATCCCGTCCACCTGGCGCGTCCCCGGCTCGTATGCCGAGATCCTCTTCGCCCAGGGTCCCGCGACGGCTGCCGCCGGCCAGCGCGACATCATTGTGGTGGCGCCCAAGCTCACCGGCTCGGGCACCTGGACGGCAAACACCGTCTACGAGGTCACCAACGAGCAGACCGCGATCGACGGCGCTGGCGCCGGCTCCCCGCTCCACCGGGCGCTCCGGCGGATCCTCAAGACGAACAAGATCACCAAGCTCTGGGCCCTGCCCTACGCGGAGACCAGCGGCGGCGCCCCGGCCAAGGCCGACCTCACCGTCACATGGACCGACGACCCCACCGCCACCGGCGTCACCGGGGTGGAGATCTGCGGCGAGGAGATCACGGTCGCGTTCACCGACGCGAGTACGGTCACCACGATCGCCACGGCCATGAAGGCGGCAATCAACGATCGCTCCCACCTGCCGGTCACCGCCGACAACGCGGCCGGCGTGCTGACCCTCGAGGCCAAGATCAACGGCATCAGCCAGGGCGACGGCACCACCGGAGCGATCCGGGTCCGCGCATTCATTGACGCCGGCAAGACCACCTCCGTGGCGACCGAGAACGGCGGCACCACCGACGCGCTCGGCCTGGGCACCGGCACGACCGGCGCCGAGGGTTCGACCACGGAGGCCGCCAACCTGGCGACGGCGCTCGCGACCATCAACGCGGCCCGCTACTACTACATCGTCACCACGTGCTGGGATGCCACCAGCCTGGGCAACCTGCAGACCCACATTAGCAACAAGAGCGAACCCAACCCGGGCCTGCGCTCGGTGGGCATCGCGGGCTACCAGGGCACGCTGGCCAACGCGCAGACGCTGGCGACGGCGCGCAACTACGAGCGGCTCCAGATCGCCTGGCAGCCCAACAGCTGGGCCGACCCGGCCGAGCTCGCCGCCAACGTGGCCAGCATCCGGCAGAAGCGCGAGAGCGTGCTCGCCGCCCACAACTTCGACAGCTACCGCAACGCGAGCGACTGGCTCGTGCCGCCGGCCTACTCCCAGGCGGATTGGCCCACCCAGACCAACCAGAACGACGCCATCACCGATGGGCTCACCCCGATCGCTTCGGACCAGGTGGGCAGCTACATCGTGATGAGCATCAGCACGCGATCGAAGAACAGCGCCGGCACCCAGGACGACTTCCGGGCCGCCGAGACGCATCGGGTGAGCGTCGCCGACCTCTACATGGACACGGTGCTGGTCAACTACGCGCTGAACTACGAGAACAAGCGCCTGAAGGACGACCAGTACCTCAGTGATGGTTCGGTCAACCCGAACCAGAAGCTGGTGCCGGGCGTCATCACCCCGTCGCTGTTCAAGCCGTTTATCCGCGGCTTCATCGACGACTTCGCCGACAAGGGCCTGATCCAGAACGAGGACGCCTCCAAGGAGGGCCTTCGCTGTGTCGTCGACCCGAACAACGCGGGCCGGCTCGAAACGGGCCACGACCTGCACGTGATCGACCTGCTGCACCAGGCCACCTTCCGTCTCGCCGAGGTCAGCAGCGGCTGACGGCCTGACTCCACCACAACCGTCGGGCCGGACGCGTAGGCGCGCAGCCGAGGCGCCGGCCCACGCCATCAGGAGACACACATGGCGCTTGTCGACCATGCCAAGATTCAGGTGCTCTTCAACCAGACGTCTCTGGTTGAGGTGACCTCGATCGAGAAGACCACCAACAGCGGCCAGCAGCGCGTGGACACCATGGCCGGCCTGGCCGGGTTCACCCCCGGCAGCGGCGACGTGTCGATCTCGCTCGGCTTCGCGATCCCCATCAGCGGCCCTGAGCTGGACTTCCAGGGCATCTGTGCCCGCGGCGAATACTGCACCGCGCAGGTCGTCATCGGGTCCAAGCAGTACCAGGGCACCGGCAAGATCCTGGAGGTCACCGAGGGCCAGAGCGTGAACGCCAACTCCGAGGGCAACCTGTCCTGGGTGGGCGAGCTTAAGGCGCGCGAGTAGCGCGGCTGGCTGACCGCTGACCATCAATCACCACCAGTCGCTGGGAGGCAACGATGACTGGACCGAGCACGGATACCGCACCATCGGAGCTGTGGCAGAAGCTCCAGGAGAATCCCGCCCCGTCGGAGGTGGTCGACTTCCCCCGCAAGGGGACGGACGGCAAGCCGATCGGCAAGGTGCGGATCCAGGTGCTGGAGATGCCCGACCACGACTGGGCGCGCATCGAGGCACGCAAGTGGGTGAAGGACAAGGGGCTCGAGCCCGAGGACTTCGCTGACGGGGCGCCGCTCAAGCAGGTTTACGGCGACGCCGTGGCCCGCCATCTGCTCAGCCGCGCGGTGGTCGACGAGGACCCGATCGAGGGATCCGAGGTCACCCCGGGCGGCATCAAGTACGGGCGCCCATTCCCGACGCCCGAGCACCTGGACATCCTGACCGCCGACGAACTCAACGTGCTGTTCAGCGCGTACCTCGTGGTGCAAGACAAGTTCGGCCCCTACGTCGGCAACATCCAGGACGAGGCCGAGCTGACCGGGTGGATCCGTCGGCTGGCGGAGGGTGCCGACCCTTTAGCGCGCTTCACCTGGCTTCGCTTGGTCGAATTGAGCTGCTTGTTGGCGAAAAGAGCGTACAGCCTGAGCGCGTGCCTGGCGTTCCTGTGCTCGAACTCGCCCAATACTTCGGTGTCCCTCCCGCCCGAGTGGGGCGTCGACACATCGTCCTTTGGCGCGCAGCGTGCCAACGCTTTCACGCCTGGACTGATCCCCGTCCCGGATGGCGGCGAAGCTGAGCCGCCGGCAGGCGAGGATCCCGACGATGACCCGCTGCTCGGGGTGGAGCCAGGCGAGCCGGTGACCATCGAGGACGTGGCGCGCGTGTCGGCCCGCCTCGGGTTTGACGGCGCCATCGACGAAGAAGCGTAGACCACACCAATGGCGATCCTCCAGTACGACTTCCGAGTGGTCGGGATCAACCGTGTAATGCGTGCGGTCGCCAGCGTGGAGAAGCGCTTCGTCCGCCACAACGCCAAGATGGCGCGCATGTACGGCGGCCCGGTGTCGGGTTCCGGTGCTGGGCGCAGCCGTGGGGACGCTGGGCTGATGGCCCAGATGAAGAAAACCCAGGCGGCCATGCTCGCCATCGAGAAGCGGCAGGCCCAGGAGCGCGTGGCCATCAACCGCCGGGCAACCCGTCAGATCGACGCCGATGAGCGCGCGTTGGCGCGACGGCGGCGCAACCGGGCGCGAGCGCGCCTTCGCAGAATCAAACGCGGCATCCGTGAGCGAAAGCGAGCGGAGCGGGCCGCCCAAGCACGTTTCCGCCGTGGTGTCGGCCTCGCAGGAGGGGCCGTCAGCCGCGGCTTTTCGCGCGTCAGCAGCCTGGCCGCCGGCGCGCTGGCCATCGGCGGTGGGTTCGCGCTGTCCGATGCGATCGGCACGGAGAAGCGCTTCAGGGGCGGCGCCGCATCGCTCGCCAACCAGGCATTCGGCACCACGGCGGCGGGCAACCGCAGTCGCTCGGACATCCAGAAGTCGATCGTGGGCGCCGCTCGAGGGGCCTCGACCATGTCCGGGTTCAGCCCTGAGCAGGTCGTGGGCGCCATGCGGACCTTCCACGGCAAAGCTGGCGACGTGAACGCTGCCACCGCGCTCGCCCCCTTCTTCGCCGACGTGGCCGACGCCACTGGCGCCGAGCTCGAGGACGTGGGCGAAACCGCCGGCCAGATCTTCATGGCCGCGATGGCCCAGGGTATGGCGCCAGACAAGGCCCTGGACGCGGTGAAGAAAATCACCGGCGTAGTGGCCGGCCAGGCCAAGAGCGGCGCCATCGAGATGCGCGACATGGCCACCCAGATGGGCAAGCTGATGTCGTCGGCCGGCATGTTCAAGGGCGACGTGGCCGACCTGGCCAACACCATGGGCGCCATGGGGCAGCTGGCCATCGCCGGCGGTGCGTCGAGTCCCGAGGAGGCCATGACCGCGCTCATGCGTTACGCCTCCGACATCGGCCAGAAGGGCGGCACGCGGGCCTACCGCAAGCACGGCGTGAACGTCTTCGCCGACAAGAGCAAGACGGCGCTGCGCGACCCGGCCGAGATCATGATGGACGCCATCCACAAGACCGGCGGCTCCATCCCCGCCCTCGGCAAGATGTTTGGCATCCGCTCCAAGAAGGCGGTGGAGCCGTTCCGCAAGGTGTACGTAGAGGCTGGTGGTGGCGAGGCCGGCCTGGCTGCGATGCGCAAGAGCTTCAACCGGTTTCGCTCGCTCAAGATGAGCGGCCAGGAGATCACCCAGTCGGCCGGCTTCCGCCGCGCCCAGGATGACAAGCAATTCGAGATCGCCCTGGTGCAGTTCAAGAGCGTGGTCGGCTCCCAGCTGCTCCCCGCGGTGACGGAGCTTATCCCCGTCATCGCCCGGCTGACGCCGCACTTCGTCAAGCTGTCCACGGCGGCGGCGGAGTTCATCGAGTGGTTCTCCAACAACCCGATCAAGGGCGTGGGGGTGCTCATCGCCGCGAGCGTGGCCAAGGACCTGGCGGCGGCCGGCATCGGCGCCGGGGCGAAGAGCGTCATCGAAACGGCGCTGCAGAGCAACCTGGGCAAGAACCTCGGCGCCGTCGCCATCGGGCTCGGCGGCCTGGCGCTCGCCATCGACCAGCTGATGAAGCTCATCGACGAGTGGTCGGACCCGGCCAAGGACCAGGACGAGCGGCTCAAGGATGACATCCGCAACATGAAGGCCCTGGGCGAAGTCCAGACCAAGGTCACGCGCGCCAAGACGGTCCAGAACGAGGACCTCATGCCCTGGGACCTGATCACCGGCGACACCATGAAGACGCGGTATCTCCGCCAGGACGAGAAGACCGGCCAGTACGCCGAGCACGACACGGCCAAGCTCTACGGCGGCGGCATCGCCTCCATGGGCTCGCTGGCCGACGCGCTCAAGCAGGCCACGAGCGGCGGCGCCTCCGAGCACAAAAGCGCCGCGTCGGCGCTGAAGGAAGCGGCAGCGGCGCTCAAGGCCTCCGCCGGCAAGGGCGGCCCCGTCGTCGGTGGCGATCCCACCGTTCCCCGCAGGTAGCACCCCATGGCAGCCATTCAAGACCTGTTCAAGCAGCTCAGGACGCTGGAGTGGCGCGGCCTGAAGGTGCCGATCACCGGGCGCACCGTCGGGTTCCAGCACGAGCTGGCGAAGCACAAGTACGTCTTCCGCGACCGCGAGCAGATCGAGCCGCTCGGCGCCCGCAACCTGACGTTCCGCTACTCGATCCCGATGCGCGAGGACATCGTGCGCGGCCCCCATGAGAAGCTGTTCACCCAGGGGCTCACCGACTTCCTCAACGCGTGCCTCGACCGTGAGCCGGGCGACCTGTGGGACCCCGTGCACGGCAAGTTCAAGGCCGTTGCGGTCAGCTACAACGAGACGCTGAACGTGCTCAAGCGCGACGGCGTGGATCTCGAGATCGACTTCATCCACGCCCCGGAGACCGAGGAGCTGGACCTGACCGGCGAGGCGGTGATTGATCTCCAAAGCACCACGGCGGAGGCCGGCGCCCTGGACGCCCAGGTGGCCCGCGTTGACTGGCAGCAGGAGGAGCCGCCAGAGCCCACTGTGGACCCGCTGGCTGCAATCGACGGGGCGTTGACCCAGGTACAACTGGCCGGCGACATGTTCGCGGCGAAGATGGACGCGGTGGCGTTCAACTGTGACAAGCTGAGCAACACCATCGACGAGCTCGGCGACCCGGAGGCGTGGCCGCTCAAGCAGAGCGCCCAGCGGGTCAAGCACTCGGCGCTGCACCTGAAGGACACGGTGGGCAACCCGGCCGAGAAGCTCTACGAGCATACGGTGGCGGCGCTGTCGACCATCAGTGTGGTGGCCTCGACGCTGGGGCTCACCGTTACCGAGCTCCTCGACCACAATCCCGCACTGGCGGCCGGCGCCCCCGAGGTGCCCAAGGGCACGAAGATCTGGCACCCGGGCAAGATCGGCGAGGCGGCCTGACCCGTGGCCCAGACCGAGCCAGCGCTCTCGATTGCGTGGGAGCTGCTGGGAGAGCAGCGCGGCAACGTCCAGAGCTACCAGCTGGATACGTCGTTCACCTCGCCCACCGACTCGTTCTCGTTCGAGCTGTGGGACCAGGACCCCGCCAAGCTGACAGGCCTGGACCTCCAGCCCGTCACGCTATCGCTCCACGGCCACCAGCAGCTCAAGGGCCGGGTGGACGTCACCGAGTGCGGCGGCAGCGACGGCTCGACGATCCGCTGCTCGGGTCGCGACTACATCGCCGATCTGGCCGAGTGTGACGTAGATCCCACGGTCAAGCTCACCAAGGACATGACGCTCTCGGCGGCGCTGCTGCTGGCCGCTGGGCCGTGTGGGATCGACACCGTGGTCGGCGACGACGAGGTGATGCTGCGGAACATTCGCACCGGCGTGTCCATCGGTGGCGCCCAGCCCGGCGCGGACTTCAAGCAGGCCAAGCTCGAGGACTACAAGCCGGACGACAACGAGCGCGTGCTGGCCTTCTGCCAGTCACTGGTGGCCCGTCACGGGGCGACCGTCCAGCCCGGCGCCGACCGGAACCAGCTGGCGGTGGCTGCCCCCAACTACCAGCAGGGCGCCATGTGTGAGCTGCGGCGGCTCCGCGATCCGGTCAAGAGCGCCAGCAACACGATCAAGAACAGCTCGGCGCGGCGGGACCTGTCCGGCTTCCCCAGCTTCGTGCTGTTCGTCGGCAAGCAGGGGCGGGTCGGCAAGACGCGTAACCCGATGAAGGTCGAGCAGCCCTTCGCCTTCAGCGACGGCGCGCTCGACAAGCACATCACCGATCAGCTGGTGACCATCGAGCGCCAGCTGCCGGCCGATGGCCCCAAGAGTGCCCCGGGGCTCTATCGGCTCTTCTATCGCCGCGACTCGGACAGCAAGAACGAGGCGCAGCTGATGAAGGCGATGCTTCGCGCGGTCGCCGAGCGCTTCAAGGACACGCTGCTCTACCAGTGCGAGGTCCAGGGCCACCTGGCCCCCGACGGCGGCGTCTATGCACCCGACACGATGATCAAGGTGCACGACGAGGTGTGCAACGTGTTCGAGACGCTGTGGGTGGAGGCCGTCTCGCACCGCTACGACAGCGGCCCATCCACGGCGCTCACCATGCGTCGCGTGTCCTCCTACGTGTACTGACCCATGGCCAACGACACCGACCTCGTTCACATCGGCGACTCTAGAGTTGACGAGCAGACCTCCCTGCCCGTCGCTCAGTGCGTCAACCCGGCTGGCGACGACCAGGACGACGTTGAGCACTTCGCCGAGGTTGACATGTTTGGGGCCCTGGGCGTCACCGCGTTGCCCGCCCCCAAGGACGACGACGGTGTGGTGGAGGGCGTCGTCCTCCGCAGCTGCGGGGGCACCGACGCGATCTGTGTGGCTGCCCGCGACGAGCGCAGCGCCGACGTGGTGGGGCAGCTGGCCCCCGGCGAGACGGCCCTACACTCCACGGGCAAGGACTTCGGCGCCCGGGTGTTCTGCAAGGATCAGCACATCTCGCTGGTGATCAGCCAGCCGCCTGGCGGCAGCGGCGGTGACTACATCTTCATGCTCGACCGCATCACCGGCCAAGCCACGCTCAGCGCCGCCGGGCACATCATCGAGGCCAGCGAGCAGAACGGCATCGCCCTGTGTGCCAAGGACGGCAAGGCGTCGATCCAGGTGCTCGAGGGGGGGACCATCTGGCTCAAGGCGGACAAGGTGTTGCTGGGCCCCAACCCCACGGCCGCGGCGATCAAGGTGGACCCCAGTGGCGCACCGATGCCGGTAGGCCCAGCGACGAGCGTACTGCTCGGCCCATAGCGTGTCCCTCTGCTCGTTCACGATCCCGCTGCCCATCCCCGGGTTGCCGGGGATCCCTGCGCTCCCACCCCTGCCGTCGTTCTCGATCGCCATCCCGGGATTGAGCCTCAACCTGGCGATCCCCATTCCAATCCCTGGGCTTCCGGCACCCCCGCAGCTCCCCCCGTTGCCCACGTTCAGCCTCGCCATCCCCGGGTTGTCGCTGTCGCTCTCGATACCGATTCCGATCCCGGGACTGCCGGCGCCCCCGCAACTGCCGCCTCTCCCCAATTTCCTGATCCCCTGCCCATTGGACGCCGCCTGATGTGGATTGCTGGCCCCATAGTTACGAGCCCCATTGCGCTCGGCTCACCATTGGAGGTGGCAGCCATTCCCACGGGCAACGGCTCGCTCTCGCGGTGGATCAACCCGGGCACGGGCGACTTCGAGCAGGACCCGAAGACGCTTCAGCTCAAGGGTATGCCGCCGGTGCGCCAGCGGGTCCAGCTGATCATGCGCACCATCCGCGGCTCGTCCACGGTGCTGCCGAAGCTGGGCATCGAGCTGCCGGACCGGATGGATCAGACGTTTGAATACACCGTGCGGCGAAACGTTCGCGCCGCCTACCACCAGCTGACCCACGTAGAGAGGGTGATCCGCATTGATCAGCTCCTCGTGGGGCGGCTGTCCACCGGCCGAGCCACCGTGTTGATGGTCTACACCGATCTGACCACCGGGCTCGCAGACCGCGTGTCCTCCGAGGAGTAGCCCGATGGCATCATACGAGGTCGGGAAAATCTGGATGCCCTCCGGTGCGCCGGAGCTGCGCGATGAGATCTTGCGAGACATCGAGAACCAGGCCAAGGACCTGGGGATCGCGACGCCGCCGACCCAGCCCGGCACCGACTGGCACATCCTGGCCACGGCGCTGGCCAACGTCGGAATCGTCCAGTTCACCAACATTCGGATCGCCGAGCGGCAGAGCGACGTGCTCACCGCTACGGGCGACAAGCTCGACCAGATCCGTGAGGCCGAGGGGCTGCCGGTAGTCGAGGCCTCGCCGAGCTCGGGTAAGATCTACGTCGGCGTCACCGGCGGCAGCGCCACCACACTGGTCGACGGTACACAGTTCCTTTTGCCCAACGGCAAGCGCGGCAAGGTGGCCGGCACCCATTCGGTGGTGGTGAACGGCTCGGCCGTGAACGTGATCACGATCGACACCGGTGCCGACACCGAGCTGGACGCCGGGGAAATCGTCAAGTTCACCAACCCGCCGCTCAACGTGCAGGTCGAGGCGGAGGTTTCCGTCGAAAGCCCGCTGCGCGGCGGCCGAGACGCGGAGACCGACGAGCGCAAGCGGGCGCGCATCCTCAACCGGCGGCGCAACGTACCGCAGGGCGGCAACGCGGGCCACCTGATCGAGCTGGCGCTGAACGCGCTGGCGTCGGCGCAGTATGCCTTCGTCTACCCGGCGCTCGGCGGCCCCAGCTCGGTCAAGGTCGTGGTGATCCGAGACATCGACCCCGACCGCAACAGCTTCACCCGCGCGCTGCCGACGGCCGCGCTGGCCATTGTGCGCGGCGCCATTCATGACGCGATGCCGGACGGCAACGAGGTTGTGGTTGGCACCTGCGTGGACGTCAGTGTTGACTGCTCGCTCGAGGTCACCATCCCCGACGCGGCGTCGCAGGGCGGCAATGGCACCGGCTGGGTGGACGCCACGCCATGGCCCCCGCTTGACGGCGGCGACACGAAGGTGACCGTCACGGCACTTGGCGCCACCTACGACATCAAGGTGGACGCGGCGACGACTACCTCACCGATTGCTGGCCAGACGCACGTTAGCTGGTGGAGCCCCACCGAGCGCCGCTTCTACACCCGACTCGTGACGGGGGTGGGCGGCGGTACGGGCGTCTGGGAGTTGACGCTGGATGCGCCGTTCGTCGATGGCCAGAACGTGGCCGTGGCGATTGGCGACTACATCAGCCCGGCGGCGGTGAACATCGACGCCTATGGCGAGACGTGGCGGACCCAGATGCGCTCGCTCGGCCCCGGCGAGAACACCAGCGACGCAAACCGGCTGCCCCGAGCGCTCCGCCATCCATTCATCGCCGACGAGTGGCCCAGCGACCTGTCGATTACCCAGCTGCTCAACATGAAGCTGGCGCACCCGGAGATCACCGACATCGACTGGTCATATCGCAGCTCCACCGCGCCGGCCGTGCCGGGCACCGTGGATCTCGACCCGAGGATCCTGATGCCCCGCCACTTCGGCATCTACGTGAAGTAACACCATGACCACCACTCCCACCGGCGCCCCCGTTTGGGAGCGCACCAACGACCACACCACCTACGGCGGCCATCTCCAAAAGGAGAACTACCAGGGCCAGGGCGCGATCAACGCCAAGACCGACGTGACCGCCCAGCAGTTCGCGCGCCTGTGTGCCGACGTCGAGGCGCTGGGGAAGGTGGCGGACTTCGCGACCATCACGTACACGCAGGACGACACGGGAACCGCGGATCCGACCGTCGATAGCTACGACGCCATGGCCGGCGCGCGGGCCCCCACGGCGACGCGCGAGAGCGACGGTGTGGTGCTTCTCACCTGGGAGGACAGCTACGAGGACGCATACGGGATCGCTGGCGACATCAACATCGGCCACGTACACGCCGATCTAGAGGGCACGGCTGCCGGCGGGTGTACCTGGACGCGACACGACACCACAGCAAACGGCTCCTACAATGCCGTTCGGATCCGCTGCTGGGACGCGGCCGGCGCGGCGGCGCTTGATAAGACGGTCACGGTGACCATCTCGACAACGGTGGGCTGATGGCGTTTGGAGGCTTCGCACCCCTGCCGCTGCGGCTCGGCGGCGGTCCGATCCACGGCTGGACGGCGGCGCAGTATGCCGCCATGTGCTCGGCCATGGTTGCCATGGTGCGCCGCGCCAAGCTGGCGTCCGTCACCGTCGAGCAGACCGGCGCCACGACCGGCAACCTGCTGGCCTACAACGGCCAGAATGGTGTCGGCGAGGACTACGCGCCCGCGGTGGCCTTTCTGGCAACCGGCGACATCCGCATCACCTTCGACGACAGTTGGGAGGACGCCTACGGCAACGTCCACCCGGTCAACATCAAGCGCTGCCGTGTGAGCTGCGGCGCTGGCGCCATGCGCTGGCGCACGTGGGAGATCGAGTCGCCCACCACGATTCGGATCCGCACGTTCAATGCCGCCGGTGTGGCTGACTCGGCTGCAGTCACGGTCACGGTGTACTGATGGGCGTCCACATCGACAAGACCAAGCTCGAGGGGAAGCCGCCCTGGTCACACGATCGGAAGATCGGCCACTACGGCGGCGAGCTCGACAAGCGGGATAGTAACACCGAGGGCGAGCGCCCCTATGCGTGGCGTTGGTACCGCGAGCTGCAGGCCATGCGCGGGTCTGCTTACACCACGGATGACGACACCCTGGTGCACATCGAGCACGTGGCAATTGCGCGTGCCGAGGCGGGGCGCACCCGAGCTGCAGAGAAGCTCCACGCCAACCAGACGCCGGCCACCTCAGATGAGCGGCTCGAGTCTCACGTGAAGGCGCTCGGCGTCCGCACGGCTGCCACCGACTCCCGGTCGGAGGTCCGCGCCCGGTGTGCCGCAAAGGACCAGGCCGCCAAGGGCAACAACCAGCGCCACGTCGACACGTCGCTGGAGACGCTGCTCGGCGACGCCTACGTGCGCAGCTGGCGGCAGCGCGGCACTGACTTGGCGAACCCGCCCACGCTGACCTTCTGGCCGGGGGTCAACGCGGGGCCAGCCGCCTACAGTCTGGGCGGCGGCGCGTGGCTCAGCGAGCGGGCCAACCTGGTGATCGAGGTCCAGCAGCCGGATACGATGACCGAGGCCGAGTTCCTCGACCTGATGAATGTGCACCTCTTCCACCACCTGACGTGGCTGCTGCCCGCATACATGACCTTCAATTGGGCGCTCGAGGTCAGCACAGGGTTTGTCCTCGACGTGTCTCAGCTCGATTTCGGAGCGATTGTGCCATGAGGGAGCTCACCAACCACCAGCGCAGCCAGCTTGCCCAGTTCGGGATCCCATTCATCTCCACTGTGGAGCAGCGGCAGCGCGCCGTGCTCGACGTTTCGGTCTACAACGTGCTGTCCCACGGCCGCGCCGACAGGAGCGCCGCCGAGGTGGTTGCCGTGCTTCAGACCGCCTGGGCCAAGCCGCCGTGGGCCGGCGCTGACACGATCGACAGGCGCACGGTGATGGCCGCGGCCGAGCGGCTCCAGAGGCTCAGGCTGGTGGTCATAGACGGCGACACCATCCGTATCCCCCTGCGTGACCCCAACGGCCACGGAACACCCGTCGAGGTGGACTACTTCGAGGGCCGGGTCAGGAGCAAGAACCAATGACGTTGGTCGATCCGACCGGCGGGACTGGCTACGCCTTCGGCGCGGTCCTGTCGTCCACCCACATGACCACGCTGGCCAACCAGCAGCCCGATGCTGTGGACGGCGTTGGCGGCGGCTCGTATGCCGGGAACATTTCGTGGAGCGGCGACCACGACATCTCCGGCAGCATGGCGCTCAACTGCCCGGTGACATTCAACTCGAGCGGTCGCGTCGGCTGGCGGCTCAACACGCTGGTCAACGCCGACGCCGACATGATCGCCGACTATGACGAGTATCGGTTCACGGTGGCGCCAACGGTCAACCGAACCTACACGTTGCGGCACACCGGTACGGTGCCGACCACAGGAAACCGCATCCGCGCGATTATGACCATCACCTCGGTCACCGCCGACGCCATCTTTGAGCGCGAGGACACCACCGAACTGGCGCGCATCGTCGGCAGCGGCAACGGTGGCTCGGTGGAGTTTACCTACCATTCCGGCGGCAGCGGCTGGTACTGCTCCGGCGCCAGCGGCGACGGCAACGTTACCATCCACACCTGATGGCCATTACCGCGATCACGACGGAGCCGACCTACGCGCCGCCGGGAAAGGTGCGCCTGGTGTTCACCGCGTCCGGCGGCGGCAACTACGTGCGCGTCTGGTGCACCAATGCGCCGGCCGGTTCGCAATGGCGGACCAGGCTTGACCAGAGCGTGACCAACGCCAAGGCCGCCCGCGTGCTCATGGTGGAGTGTGGGGTCGCGGAAAAGCCAGACGTGGAGCTGGACGTCGGCGGCGTCTATGTGCTGGCGGCTCAGGAGTACACCAGGGGCGCCGCGTCCTATGGCGGCGGGCACAAGGGCGACCCCGACAGCTACGACAGCGAGACCAAGCTCGGCGCCGAGGCCACCCTGTCGGTCTACGTGGGCCAGCGGCTCGTGTCCCCGATCGGTGCCCCGGAGTACGGCACGGCCAAGCTCGTGGTGTGGGTGTGGAACGGCACCATCCGGGCCACCACTGCCACCACCCACGGCGAGCGGACGCCGGCCATCTTCGGTGCCACCGGGAAGGCGCTTACGGCGGCCGAGAACACCTCGGTGCTGTCCCACGTGGACGCGCTTGCGGACATCACTCCGGCCACCTCCATGGCAGGCCTGGCGGCGCTGCACGCTGAGCTCCAGCTAGATCTCCCGCTGCACTTCAACAACAACGGGGGCGCCTGGCACAACGTTGCCGACGCCTACAACGATTCCGAAATCGAGAGCCTGCCGGCCGCGCCGGCCACCCCCGAGGGCTACTACTACTGCGCCCAGGTGATGCTGCGCCGGCTGTGGTGCCACATGGTCAACGACGACGGCACCGGCGCGGGGGGGCGCCTGCTCCACGCAACTGGCGGCGGCACCGTGGCAGCGCCCGACTACACCAACCTGCCCGTGGTCTCGCGGCCCAGCGGCTCGGCTCACATGGCGCTGGCGATGGCCGCCTACGGCGAGCTCTACCGGGCCTACGTGGCCCACATCGCCAACACCTCGGTTCACAGCGCCGCCGACACCACCAACACGATTGTGGCCACGGTGCCACCGCTGCTCGACCTCCACGCGGAATTTATCGACGCGCAGCGCACGCTGTCGCCGACCGCGCCGGCCACCCAAAACCCAGCGGCCACGGAGCTGATCCACTCCGCCGGCTTCATCGAAATCCCGCCGAGCATCTGAGGACCAACCCATGGCAGGAATCAAAGCCAACTCGGCCACCCAGACGATGGGTGATGGCGACACCGCGGCCGACCAGTCGGTCAGCGGCTACGTCGTCGGCGAAAAGATCACCCTGTCCACCACGGGATCGCCATCGAGCTACTCGTGGGGCCAGGCCACCCCGTCCGGCTCCACCAGCCGCGCCGACCTGTCGAGCTTCACCTCGGCCACGCCCGTCTTCACGCCCGACGTGGCCGGCTACTACGTGATCACCGTCACGGTGGACGGCTCCACAGCCTACGTCCTTCGCATCAGCGTAATTGACACCGCCCCGGTGGACGTGGCCCAGGCTCATCGCTACCCGCCGGTGGCGGACGGCAGTGTGCCCACCCCCGCCCTCGGCGAAACGCACTTCTACAGCTCCACCGGCTCGCGGATGAAAAAGAAGACCACCGCGGGCACCGTCAAAGAGACGGCCCCGGAGGAGCGCACCGGCACGTTCACCTTGTCCAGCGGCACGGTGAGCGTCGCCGACACCAGTGTGACCGCCGCCACTGTGGTGGCCATGCACTGCGAGACGGCGAGCAGCCGGGGCACCCTTGTAATCACCCCCAACGCCGGGGTGGGCTTCGACGTCCAGAGCAGCGACGGCTCGGACGCGTCTACCTGGCGCTACGCCCTGATCGGATAGGCCATGACCACCGCCAGCGCGCTTTTTCAGATTGACCCGGGCACTGGCAGCTACGGCGCTGCAGGTGTCGCAGCCGATGCGGCGGCCAGCGCCACCGTCAACTGCAAGATCGCCGACCTCACCGGCATCGAGTCGGCCACCATCGAGTGGGAGATCTTCGGCACCCATGACTCGGGCGTTTCGGCGCCAGCTCTCACGCTCAGCGGCAACCCGCAGGGCCAGATCGCCAGCTTCACCGTCGGGTCTGGTCTCGGCCAGGCCTACGGCATCAGACTGAGGGTCAACGGGGGCGCCGGCTCGAAGCAATACGCGTCGGACGGCGACACCAAGACCAGCGCAGTCTACGTGCTCGACAACGCCGGCAACCGGCCCGCCTTCGTCGGCGAGTACCTCGAAGCAGACGCGACCCATGGGCGGCTGGCCACGTTCAATGGCCTCATCACCCACTACGACCAGGACAAGACGGTCTATCGGCTGTCGACCACCACGACCGACTCCACGCCGACCACCAAGATCGCCCACGCCCTGTCCGCCGACGAGGTGGCCCACGTCAAGCTGATTGCGATCGGCCGGGACGCGACCTCCGGCGAGTCGGCCAGCTACGAGTGCGTGGCCACGATCGAGCAGACCGGCGGCACCGCCGCGGTCGTCGGCTCGGTCACAGCCGACCACACCGCCGAGGAGGACGCCAGTTGGGCCGCCACGATCGGCGTCTCCGGCGCCAACGTGATCGCCCAGCTCACCGGTGACGCCGCCAACACGGTCAACTGGTTGCTGCGCCTGGAGGTCACCGTACAGTGACCGATCACGAACTGCTCGCCGCCCTGTACGAACAGCAGGGACGCATCCTGGCCCATGCCGGCACCACCGCGCGCAAGCTGGACGAGGTGTCAGCCGCCACAAGCGAGCTCGCCGGCTCGGTGGGTGGCCTGCAGCGGCAGTTCGAGAGTCGGTTTGCTGCGCAGGACCAGCGGTGCGCTGACCACCACCGGCGGACGGTCGACCTGGAGGAGTGGCGCAAACAGCGCGACAAGTCGGTGAGCGACACGCAGCGCAATGAGGTCGAGGAGGCCAGGGCGCAGGTCGCGAAGATGCAGGCCGACGAGGCCGCCAAGCGGCGAGCCAAGTGGAAGTGGGTCGCCGGTGTGGCCGGCGGCGTAATCGTAGCCGCGGCAAGCCTAATCATGGGCATGGCCGCCGGAGGATGTTTCTGATGTCTGAAGAAATCGCCGCGTCCCTCACCTCTGGACTGGCCGGCCCCATGGTC